CGACCCGCGACTCGACGATGCCCTCGTCACGCAGCACACCGAGAGCCTGCCGGATGGTCATCTGTGAAGCGCCGTATTCCTCGGTGAGCTTCCGCTCGGCCGGCAGTTTGCGCTTCTCTCCGAACTCCTCGGCATGGATGCGCCTACGCAGGTCGTCGGCGATCTCCCGGTACTTGTGCGGCTCGCCGGGCTTGCGTGACACGGGCTCTCCTAGGGACGGATTCATCTAGAGCAACGCTACCTGCTCCATATCAGTGCTGGTCAATGAGCGCCTTACTGACTTTCGTATCGAGGACTGGCCTCAATTGCTCTAGAGCGCTACGGTGGCGTAGTCACCGCGTCGCTGTGAGTACCAACACAGCGGAAGGGAGCGCTTGCACGCATGCACATCCGCCGGAAGCCGAAACACGAAAGCGGCATCAAGTGCGACATCCACAAGATCTATTCGCTCAGCTGTGATGACTACGACGCCCTATGGGAGCGAAGCGGCGGAGTCTGTGAAGCGTGCGGCTTCGAGCCCGACTCTCGCGGTCGGCGCGGCCTCGTCATCGACCACGACCACAAGTACGGGAACGCTGCCGTCAGGGGACTCATCTGCCGCTGGTGCAATACCGCGCTCGGCGTACTGGAGAACCCGGACGTCCACCCGGCCTTCGGACCAGGCCCCGGCAGCTCGTTTCGCAGCTACCTGCATCGCGCCTGGTTCGTTCGCGTCCCTGACCCCAAGGGAGATACCGGCGAGTCCGTGGATCGTGCGCTCCTCGATCGAGAGATCAAAGAGTGGCGGAAGTACAACAAGGCCCTGTTCTCGACAGACCCCAAGGCCGCCTTGGTCCCACTCGACAAGGCTGCGGTGACCGCCAGGATCCTTCGAGAAGAGATGAGCCACCACGCATTCGCCGCCCTCGTCCGCGCCGTCAACGCGATCGCCGACGACGCCCAGAAGAAACGCGCCGCCCGATAGAACGCGAACGGCCGGGTGCGGCAACAGTCCCGCCCACAGCAAGCCATTTCCAGCCGTCTCTCCCGACGTCACATATCCGCCCACTTGAGACAAGGACACATATCGGCAGGTCTGTCAAAGTTCGCCGACCATGGCGTTCCCGCAGATCTGCGCACTGTGCAGCGCGTTGCTCGATTCAGCTTCCGTCGCGAACGGCTACGGCAGGCTGAGGCCGGAAGTTGAACCATACGGTCGAGCGGCCCACCCTTCCCTCGACCGTACAGTTCCGGCCGTTCGGCCCGCACCCGCTATGCCCGGTTCACCGGGTATGCCGCACTGGAGGACTCGTTGAATGGCAGGTCGCGTGAACATAGTTTGTCGGTTGCCCATAGGAAATCGTGCAGGTCCCGGGCTCGCGACTTTGTACAAAAGTGCTGGCCAGGCAAGTTATACGCGTCATAAAGGTGGGGAACTGGCCTACCCGGCCTACCCCAGGTAGGCCAGCCGGATCTTGCCGCAAGCTTTGTGTCTGATTGCCGTTCGCCGGATACGGTCCCGGCAACGCGAACGGCCGGGCGGTCATCACCCGCCCGGCCAGTTCAACCAGCGAGTTCGCACCTCGCTGATCAGTGATCCGTCTCGCGAAAGAAGGAATCCTCATGACTGTAGCAAGCCCCGAGTCCCCCGTCGCAGCCCTGCTCGCGCCTGCGGCGTCCGTCACGCCGCGTCTGTCCCCCGCCCTCGTGAACGGCCAGCGCGTGTGGCTGGAATGTCCGTCTTGGTGCACCGAAGATCACGTCGCGGCGAACGAGCGGCACCTGGAGGACGTCTGCCACGGCTCCCGAGCGGCGGATCTGATCGTGCCGCGCGAGGACGGTTCGGCGCGACTGATGCTGCTCACGCGGCTGATCGCCGGGAACTACGGCACGGAGAAGGACCGCCAGCCGCTTGTGACAGTCGACGTCGACGACGTGCAGGGCATGTACCTGTCGGCCGACGACGCGGACGAGTTCGCCGACGGGCTGGTGGTGTTCGCCGAGGAGATTCGGGCGCTGGCCCGGGTGGCGCGTAGCGCGTAGCCGCACCAGGAAGCGCCCCCGGCTCCGGTTGGAGTCGGGGGCGCTGTGCTGTCAGTCGTCGGGGTCGCGTTCCTGCTGCTCGCTGTTGTCGCTGGCCGCCTGCGCGCCGGCCGATTTGATCCGGTCGTCGATGACGATGGCCACGGGGTCGCCGCCGGTGCCGCTGTGCGGATCCTTCGCGACGGCCTTCACCGTCTTGGCGATGCGCCCGTACACGTGCTGGGCGATGGCCGCGGTACCCGGGTCGGCGTCTGCGGCCTGGTGGACGGCCTGGAGGCTGGTGAGGGCGGCGACGAGGGACGGCCCGGAGACCTGCACCCTGACGATGCCGTCTTTCTCTTCGACGCCGCCAGGAATGTGGAAGTGGCGGTCTTGGCCGGCGTGTTCGACGAGGAACGCCCACGTGTCTCGGTGGACGCGGAGTTCGGCGGCGGAGATGCCGGCTGCGGCGAGGAGGAGTTTCGGGTGCTTGTCTTCCTTGCCTTCGTCCTGGTCGCCGTCAGCTGGCTGCTCGCTGCGCGGGCCAGTTGCCTGTTCCGCGGGTGCTTCGCGTCGCTGCGTGTTGGCGCGGAGGGTGGCGAGGTCGCCCCTGATGGAGGTGAGTTGGCCGAAGAGGATGTCCCGGTTCTCGCCGAGCGCCCGCCGGACGACTTCCCGGGTGTCGTTGAGGTGATCGCGCGCGGCGGTGATGGTCGCGGTGTCGATGCGGTCGATGCTCCGCTGCTGGTTATCGACCTGCTGCCGTAGCGCAGCGAGTTCCGTCAGGATGTCTTGTAGCTGCTGGCTGTAGTCCTTGCCGAACATCCAGGCCCCCCTTGTCGTCGGCTGACCTGGTCAGGGTGGGGGTGGGACATGACGGGGGCAAGGTCGCGAACCGGACAGTTGCGGGTTGAAGGGCCCCCCGCAGCCATTCGGCTGCGGGGGCGCTGACGTCCGGGCTTACTGCGGTGGCTGCTGGTGTGGGTCGGCTGGCATCTTCAGGATGACCTCGCGGTATTCGCCTCGGGGGTCGTCGGCGAATGATCGGCCGATGTTGTGGCCGAGCTGCTCGAGGAAGACGTCGATCTCTTCCCACAGGTTGATCCAGTTGTCGTCGAGTGGGTACTGCGCCTGGAGCCAGCGGTCGAGAACGCGGTCGCAGCCGCCTTTGTGGGAGGCGAAGAGCGGGGATTGCTGTCGCAGGTCGCCCTTGCCGCCGGCTCGGATGCACCAGACGACGTTGCCTTCACCGACGACCTGCTTGCGGCAGGTGTCGCAGATGACGGCCGGGCAGTTCATCGCCTCCGGCTCGCCGCTGTAGGGGACGTATTCGATCACAGGTTTCTCCGGTGCGGGACGGATCGGCTGGCTAGCCGAGGTAGTTGATCTGCAGCACGGTGATGGTCTTCAGCGTGTGCCCGACGAGCAGGACGGCGAACGCCTGCTCAGTGACGATCATCCGCACGACCCCGTCATCCTCGCTGTAGGGCTGGGTGGCGGCGATGGGGTCGTGGCAGGCGTCGGCTAACGCGAGGGTGAGGGTTTCACTCGCGGCCGGGGGCATCGCCTCGTGGACGGCTTCGGCGGCAGGGTCGTACTTGAGGCGATAGATCACGCAATGCTCCCAGAAGGCATGACTATGTAGTGGTAGCAGTGATCTCCCCAAGTCCCGAGTGGGAAGAGTAGCCGAGCGGCGACTGTGCGTGTCGGGCCTTCCGGGAATCAGGCGGCGCCGCGGGCGCGGATACGCGCAGCGTCGGCGAGGACGCGGTCAGTGACGTCGATCCATTCGCCGGGAGGCTCTTCGCCGCGGGCTTCGGCAGCAGCGATCTGGCGCCCGCGCTCGACGGCGGTGAGGGTGTCCTTCGCGATGCGCTCCCAGCGGGCGAACACGGTAAGCAGCTGGTGCGCTGGCGCACGGTTGATCTCGCCGAGGAAGCGCTGGGCGAGGGCAGGATTGCCGAGGGCGTCACGGATGGACTCGATGGTCCACGGCTGGTCGCTCATCGCTGCCTCCCGCTGAAAGTGGTACCGCTTTTGCAGCGTAGCGTTTTCTCTACCCCATGGTGATATCACCATGGGGATTCCCGCCCGCCTGACCCCCGTGCCGGATCCCGGCCGGGGGCGTTCCTGTGTCACGCCTGCTGCTCGCCGCCGTTCGCAACATGCCCCATTTGGCCGCATTTCGGTGTCGGACGGTGTGGTGCGGCGTTAGGCGTGCATGAGCAGGAGCCGGAAAATGCGGGATCTGTCGCCTCAGGCGTTCGACCAGCTGCGGACACAGTTGGCCCGTGCCGCTGCCGGGGTGGCCAGGGAGAAAGTGCCACGGCAGCGGCCTCGTCCGACGCCTGCGGAACCGGATGGCGGCGGCGGTGAGGCGGGGCCGCCAAGTTCGAGCTGAGTCAACGCTTCCCCGCCTGGCCGGCCTTCCTGGGTGCTGAGTTCGCTTCTGGCGGCCTCCGGGGGCCGGGGTGGGGAGTTGGTACTCCGGGCGTCTCCTGGGCGCTCTGGCGGCCGTCTGTCACGCCGCCGCCTCCCCTCGCGGCCCTGTGCGCCCGTCTGCGGCTCTCGCAGCCTCCCGGACGCGAGCGCCGTTCGCGGCCTCCTGGACGCCCTCAGGGCCGCCTGCGGGCTCCTGGAGGGTCACGCTGCCTCCCGCTGCTGCTCGGGAATGTGAATCTCGTGCACGCCCAACTCGCCCACCGCGAGCGCGATCGCCACGGCCTGCGCCCGATCCTTGGCCCCCAGCCGGCGATATGCGGCGGTGAGGATCTCGGCGACCGAGTGCGGGGTGACGCCACGCCAGGCGGCAATCTCCGCGTTGCTGTTGCCGTTCGCGGCCAGCACCATCACCTGCCGCTGCCGGGCGGTCAGCGCCCTCACGCCCGCCTCCGCACTTCGCGCCGTCCGCCGGCCCCGCGTTTGATCCGCCCGCCCGCGTCGAGGTGGCCGTCGGCGGTGGCCAGCATCCGCACCGCGCGGGCCAGGATCGCGGCCGGAGTCTCGCCCGGGTAGCAGCGACGCAGCGTCTCCGCCGTCGGTAGGTCGAGACAGACCAGCGGCAGCGGGCGGGCCGTCACGACGCGGTTCCATTGATCTTGCGGGCCACTGCGAGGGCGTGCTCGTCTCGCTCTGTCACGGGCTCACCATCGGCCGGGTTGTCCCAAGTGCGGGCCTCGCAGTCGAGCCAGTCGGCGAGGGCGAGACCGACGCCGGGGTGCATGGCGGCGGCGAACTCCCCCGCCGGGCCGCCGAACCCGTTGTCGACACCGCGGGCGTACAGGTTCGGGTACTCGTGGGGCGGGAAGCCGACGGAACCCCAATACGGGTTCGCGGCAATGTCGGCAGTGGCGTCGACTGTAAGGCTGCGCAGCTTCTCGGCTGCGGTGCGGAGTTCGTCGGCGGGTGTGGTCATGTCGTTCCTCCAGGCGGGCGGCGGCCGGAACCACCGCCCGGGGTCGGGGCGGGTCAGGGGGCGGGGGTCCACTGCGGGCAGTGGCTGATCGGGAAGGTGGCGCCCCGGGGTGCGGCGTCGACGTCGCAGGCCTCCGGGTAGTCGCCGCACGCGCACCACTCGCCGGGGTTGCAGGACTCGGTGCCCTGGACGGCGGGCAGGTGGTGCTCGCACGTCTTGCAGTTCCGCAGGCCCGGGTTCCGCCAGCAGCGCGTCATGTGGTCGCGGATCGCGGCCGGGTCGGCGCGGGTGTAGCGGCGGCAGAACGGGCACTGGTGCCGCTGCATGTTTGTAAGCACCTCTTTGGGCCCCACCGCACGGATCAGAAGTGGCTCCACGGAGTAAGAAGTTGATCTGGCCCCACTCAGCGGTCAGGGAGCCGTGAAAGGCCCGACCGGATGGCCTGTGTGGCCGCACCTGAGCTTCTTCGAAGCCAAGCGTTCTGCTGTCGGCCAACACTGTCGCGGCTCCGATGGCATGGGCGACAGGATCGTCACATGCAGCCGATCTTCGTTCTCGTGCACAGTCCGTCCGTAGGCCCCTCGACCTGGCGCCCCGTGGCCGAACACCTGACGGCGGCGGGATACCAGGTACAGGTGCCGTCCCTGCTGCACATCGGCGCCGGTGCTCCGCCGTTCTGGCCCCGCATCGTCAGTGCCGTCCGCGACGACCTCCGGCAGGTCCCGGCTGGCAGCCCCGTCACGTTGGTGGCACACAGCAATGCAGGCTTGTTTCTCCCGGCGATCCGCTCGGGCCTCGACCATCCGGTGACCAGCTCGATCTTCGTCGATGCCGCGCTGCCGGCCCTGATCGGACCGACCTCTGTCGCCTCACCCGAGTTGCTGGAGTTCCTCAGTCCGATGGCCATGAACGGCAGGCTTCCACGGTGGACCGACTGGTGGGACGAGGCAGACGTCGCACCCATGTTCTCCGATCCGACGATGCGACAGACCGTCATTGAGGAGCAGCCCGCCCTGCCGCTGTCCTACTACGAGCAGCGCATACCGGTCCCCGACGGCTGGGATGACCATCCCTGCTCCTACTTGCTGTTCGGTCCTCCGTATGACGACCTTGCCGCCGAAGCGCGCGAACGCGGATGGCGTGTGGCACACCTGCCCGGCGCACACCTCCATCAGATCATCGATCCTGTCGGCACAGCCCGGCACCTCGTCGAACTCGCCACCACGACATGATCCACTTCCGATACACGCCCTACTGACAGGCTGCGTGAGCGGGCCGACAGGCAGGTCCGCGACGTGCCCTCTTTGGAGTGAATGCGCTGCTCCGTCCGCCCGGCGGCGGCAGGGTGTGTGCGTCGATCACGGTCATGTCGGGGCCGTGTGTGTTGATCGCGGTCATGTCGGGAGGCCGGGGTGAGTTTGTCGCGCGCTGAGCTGTTCGCAGCGATTCGGAGGGACAAGCGTCTCGATCCGGAGACGTCGCAGCGGGTTCTGTCGGAGAAGTACGGGGTGCACCGGCGGACGGTGCGCCAGGCGTTGACCTCGGCGGTTCCGCCGCCGAGGAAGAAACCGGTGCCGCGGATGTCGGTTCTGGACCCGGCCAAGGGCTGGATCGACGCGATGTTGCGGGAGGACCTCACCGCGCCGCGCAAGCAGAAGCACACCGCCCGGCGGATCTGGCAGCGTCTCGCGCAGGAGTACGGCTTTGACCAGGCGTCGTACTCCACGGTCTGCGACTACGTCGTGGTCCGGCGCAAGGAGATCGAGGCGGAGGCCCGGGAGGGGCACCGGCACATGGATGGGATGGTTCCGCAGGTGCATCTTCCCGGTGAGGAAGCGGAAGTCGACTTCGCGGACGTGTGGGTCCGTCTGGCCGGTGAGGTGGTCAAGTGCCACCTGTTCACGCTGCGGCTGTCGTACTCGGGCAAGGCCGTTCACCGTGTCTATGCCTCGCAGGCCCAGGAGTCCTTCATGGAGGGGCATGTCGAGGCGTTCAACGTCCTGGGCGGGGTGCCGACCCGGCACATCCGTTACGACAACCTGAAACCGGCGGTCAACCGAATCTGCACAGGCCGCAGCCGGGTGGAATCGGAGCGGTGGCTCACCTTCCGCGCGCACTACGGCTTCGACGCCTTCTACTGCATCCCCGGCCAGGAGGGCGCCCACGAGAAGGGCGGAGTCGAGCACGAGGGCGGACGGTTTCGGCGCACGCACCTGGTCCCGGTCCCGGAGGTCGCCTCGCTGGAAGAGCTGAACGAGAAGATCACCGGGATCGACGCGGCCGAGGACGCCCGGATCCTGCAGGGCAGGCTGACCACGATCGGCTTCAACTTCATCACCGAGACCGATCAGCTGGCGCCCCTGCCGTTCGAGGAGTTCGAGTGCGGCATCACCTTGACGCCAAAAGCCGACCGCACCAGCCGGATCACGGTCCGCCAGTGCCACTACTCGGTGCCTGCCCGCTTCATCGGGCAGAACGTGCGCGTGCTGCTGCGGGGCAATGAACTGCTGATCTTCGAACGGCGGAAGATCGTGGCCCGCCATCCGCGTCTGACCAGGCGGGGCGAGTTCCGCGACGAACTCGATCACTACTTGGAGATCCTGCTGGCCAAGCCCGGCGCCATGGCCGGTTCGACCGCGCTGGCCACCGCCCGCCAGAACGGGTCGTTCACCGAGGTCCACGAGGCGTTCTGGGCCGCGGCCCGCACCGCCCATGGAGACGCGGCCGGGACCAGGGCCCTGATCGAGGTCCTGCTGCTGCACCGGCGCATGCCGGCCGACACGGTCCAGCTGGGCATGGCGGCCGCGATCCGGGCGGGCGCCACGACCGCGGACGTGGTGGCCGTCGAGGCCCGCAAGGCCGCAGCGCAGGCACCGGCCCCGGCCGAGGACCTGGAGGACGACAACGAACCGCCGCCGTGGGCCGAGCCCAGCGGGGTCGTGTCGCTGACCGCCCGCAGAGCCCAGCTGCCCGAGGACAAGCGCCCGCTGCCGACCGTGTCCCACTACGACCAGCTCCTGACCCGCCGCCAACCGAAAGGCACCGCATGAGCACGACCGCCGCACCCACGCGCCAGCACGTTCCCCCGCCCCGCCGGGACGCCGGACCGGAGGAGGCCGTGGACACGGCCATCGATGAGGCATGCCGGAGCCTGCACCTGCCCACCATCCGCGGCCGGGTCGAGGAGATGGCCGCCGAGGCGATGCGCCAGCGGTCGAGCTACAAGGACTTCCTGGCGGACCTGCTGGAAGCCGAGTGCGCCGAACGCGAGGAACGACGCAAGCAACGGCTGGTCCGAGATGCCAGCTTCCCCCGCCCCAAGCGGCTGGAGGACTTCGACTTCACCGAGAACCCCAACGTCACCCCGGAGTTGGTGGGCACCCTTTCCGACCCGGCATGGGTGAAGGCCGGACAGCCGCTCTGCCTGATCGGTGACTCGGGCACCGGCAAGTCCCACCTGCTGATCGGCATCGGCACGGCCATCGCCGAAGCCGGACTGCGTGTCCGCTACACGACCACCGTGAACCTGGTCAACGAGCTGGCCGAGGCAGCCGACGAGAAGAAACTCGCCCGCACCATCGCCCGCTACGGACGCGTCGACCTTCTGTGTCTGGACGAGTTCGGCTACCTCGACCTGGACAAGGCAGGCGCGAAACTGCTGTTCCAGATCTTCACCGAACGGGAAGAACGACGCGCCATCGCGATCGCGTCGAACGCCCCGTTCTCCGAGTGGAAGCAGACCTTCACCGACCCCCGCCTCTGCACGGCGATCGTCGACCGCGTCACCTTCAACGCGCACATCGTGGAGACCGGCACCGACTCCTACCGCTTCGCCCAGAGCCAGAAGAAACGACGCCGCTGACAGCAACCGACAACTGCGGCCGGCCTCCCTCACGGGACGCCGGCCGCAGCCGCGTTGGGCCCGGCCGCCAAGTCCCAGTGCCGACCGGACCATCGCCCGTTCTCGTCCAGCCGCCACGGACACTGGGCGGTCCGCGACGTGAGTCGAGTCGGGTCGGCAGCCTCCACGCACCTGTCGGGGGCACGCTGACGGAGGTCTGACCGAGACCCCAAAACTACCCCGCCGACCCCCCGTCCCGGCCAGTGGAACCACCCGATCGAAGTGGGGCCAAATCACCTTGCTACAGGGGCGCGAACACCCTCCTCGCACGCCCCCTCCAGCCCGCCCATGGAGCCAAAAGAACTCCGTGCAGTGGAGCCCAAAGAAGTGCTTACAGACACGCTGCACGACGATCGGGGCGGGAAGGTCAACGGCGCTCACTGCTGCTCCCCCGCGGTGTCGGCCTGCCGCGCCACGGCGGGCTGGGACACGGCGGCGGGCTTCGGTTCGGCGCGCGGGCTGTCAGCGCCGCGCTGCGGGAAGCAGACCGTGAACCCGCCGGGCACGTGCACCCACTTGTCGTGCGACGGACCGCCCATGTTCGGCGTGGACCGGTTCTCGACCTCTCGCCAGCAGTTGGCGCACTCGATCTCGGCCTGCGTCTCGGGCTGCTGCGCCTCGTCGGCCATGCGGCGGCGCTCGTCCTCGGCGATCTGGTCGGCCATGCGACGGAGTGTCTCGATGGCCTCGGTCCAGGCGGCGGGTGCGGAGACCAGCGAGTCCAGCGGCCCGAGAGCGGCGAGGCCATTGGCGGCCTCCCGCAGCACGGCGGCCCGGTCGGCGGGCGCAGACGGTGCGACGGCGTCGGTCGCCCCGAGATCGGCGAGGCTGAACCGCTTCCGCACCGTGGTGATCCGGTCGAAGCGGATCTCAGCGATCGTCGAGATGGGCACGATCAACTCGGCGGCGGCCAGAACGTCGGGCACGGTGCGGTGGCCGGTGGACCAGTCGATCCAGCGGTCGGTGTCTTCGATCCGAACGACGATGGTCCACGCAACGACGGTGGTCTCGGTCATGGTGCTCCTTGATCGTGCGAGAGGATTGGGGGGCCGGCCGCCGCCTGCTACCGACAGGCGGCGACCGGTGCTGCTACTCCGCGGCGAGGAACTCACGGAGCGCCTCGTCACCGCGGCCGGATACGGCGTCCCGCTTTGCAAGCTGGCCGATCAGGAAGCGGCGCTGGAACTGCAGGCGGCGGACTTCGTCGACGAGGATCGTGACGACGGCGGGATCGACCTTGATGCCGTCGTGGTCGGCGGTGATGGCGAGTTCGGCGTAGCTGTCGAGCTGCTGCTCGGTGAGGGGCTTCTGGTCGGTCATGGGGTTCCTTGTCTGGTGGGCGGTTCGCTGGGGTTTGTGCCTACTGCGGGCGGGTTACGGGGTGGGGACGAGGGCGGTGCCATTGGCGAGCTTCAGCAGCGGAGCTGCATGGCAGTGGTCCGGCTCACCCTCGGCGGGGAAATCCCATGCGAGGTAAGCGGCCATTGCGGCTCCGAGTTCACGCCCGACTTCGATGAGGTTCGGCCAGTCCATCGGCTTGGCTTCCACGCGGCCGAGGAGCACGTTGCACCGATTGCAGAGGCCGCCGCGGACTGCACCAGTGGCATGGTCGTGATCCACCACAAGCGGCTTGGCCTGGTCGCAGATCACGCAGCGGCGCCCCTGACTGGCGAACATCTCGGCTACTTGCTCGGGCGTCAGGTCGTACTTGTACTTGAGCCGCTTGCGCTGCTCGGTGACGCGGGCCGCGGTCGGATTCTGCTTGCGCCAGCAACTCAACCGCGCATTGCGACGGCTGCGATCAGCAGTGCCGTAGTCGCGGCTCGCCGCGTTCCGGCAGCCACGGCATTGCGAGTAGTAGCGCCACCCGTTGATGGGCTGCTTGGGATCGTCGCGCTTACCGAAGTCGGCGACGGGCTTAGTGATCTTGCATTTCGTGCACGTCCGCTCAGTCAAGGCGGCGTAGTCGATGGGCCTAACCATTGGCGATCTCCAAAAGCACGTCGGCGTGGCAGGGTTCCGTGGTCTTGCACCAGCACGTGAGATCACGGCCGTACAGGAGTTGGCGGGCGAGGGCACGGAGCGGCTCCTGCTCGGGCTCGCGGATCCAGCGGGCGTACCGGTCGGCGGCTTCGGCGCGGGCGTCGGCGATGTCGTCCCAGCGGCCGAGCTTCCGGCCCTTGTACTCGACGGCCCACATGTCCAGGAGGCCACCTCGCTGGGATGCTGCCGGGGCCAGTGCGAACGGGTTGGCGAAGCGGCTGGGCCTGCTGACGATGACGCAGTTGTCGGGCTTGCGCCAGCCGGGGATGCGCTTGCGTTGGATGCGGATGGGTCCGCCGTTGGCTTCGCGGCGAGCGCGTTGTTCGGCTCGGAGTTCGATGGCGGCAAGGCAGGTGCAGCCGCAATCGCATCCGTTCGGGCAGATGCAGCGGCACCGGGTGGCGGTGGCCGTGGGCTGGTCGGTGTGCTGGATGGTCATCGGGTTTCTCCTGTCGGTGAGTTGGTTTGTCCAGGTTTCGCATCCCGCCCACACCGGGCTGGTGTGCGCCGTTTCCCCGGCCCGAGGGTCGGGCGGCAAACAACGGGCGAGGTCACGCGGCTGCGGTCGGCCGGTGTTTGGCGGGCAGGTCGGCGTCGCAGTAGAAGCCGATGGTCAGGTGCATGCCGTGGTCCTCGACGACCTTCCACACGGCTGCGGCCGTGCAGGGCGGCCGACCAGCGTTGTCGGGGATGTGGTTGCTGGTGCAGTCCGCCAGGTCGGTGAAGTCGGGCAGCACCCAGCCGGCGTCGTTGCGGCTGCGGAACACGCGGACGACGGGCTTGCGGCGGCGCGTCATGCGGCTTCCCCTTCGGCGCGCTCGTGCGGTCGGGGCAGGGCGACGACGGCGGCTTGCTCGCACTGCGGGCAGGTGCAGCGGCCGTGCGTCGGGGTGGGGCCGGTGGCGGTGGTGCCGATGGGCCAGCCGCCGGTGTGGGCGATCCGGTAGCCGGGCTCGACGGGGGCCGCGGCGACCGGGGCCGGCTTCGGCGTGGCGGTGCGACCGGTGAGGAACTGGAAGTACTCGCGGAGGCTTCCGTCCGCCCGCATCGCGGCGATGTCTTCAAGAGTCGGCTCGGCCATCAGGCGACCGCCATATCCACGAAGCGGGAGTAGTGACCTTGGAAGGCGACGGTGATCGTGGCGGTGGGCCCGCCGCGATGCTTGCCGACGATCAGGTCGGCCTCGCCGGCGCGCGGGGACTCCTTCTCGTAGGCGTCCTCGCGGTGCAGCAGGATCACCATGTCGGCGTCCTGCTCGATGGCGCCGGATTCGCGGAGGTCGGACACCATGGGCTTCTTCTCGGTGCGCTGTTCGGGTCCGCGGTTGAGCTGGCACAGGACGATGACGGTGATCCCGAAGTCCTTGGCGATCAGCTTGAGGTTGCGGGAGATCTCGGCGACGGCCTGCTGCCGGTTCTCCGTTCGCGGCGCCTGCATCAACTGCAGGTAGTCGACGATCACCAGGCGGAGGCCTTTGGTGCGGACCAAGTTGCGGACCCGGCCGCGGAGGATGGGCAGAGACAGCAGGGGGGCGTCGTTGATCCACAGCGGTGCGGCGGCGATGTCGGGGGCGCGGCGGGCGGCCCGCTTCATGTCGTCGTCGGTGGCGATGCCCTGCTTGAGGTGGTGGTGGGCGATGCGGGCTTCAGCGGACAGAATCCGGTCGGAGAGTTCCGCCTGCGACATTTCTAGCGACTCGAACAGCGTGGGGATCTTGCAGCAGATGGCTGCAGCTCGGGCGAAGTCCTGGGCGATCGTCGACTTGCCCATGGCGGGCCGGGCTCCGACGACGACGAGCTGGCCGGGCGCCCAGCCGCCGCAGAGCAGGCTGTCGAGGTCGATGAAGCCGGTCGGTACGCGGTCTTCGTTGGTGGGCGGGGTGGTGGCGCGTTCGATGCTGTCGAGGAGGAGGTCGCCGATGACGGCGAGGTTGTTGTCGTCGGTGGGCCGGACGGCGCCGTCGAGGTCGGCCTGGATGGAGGCGACGTCGGCGTCTTCGTCGAAGGCCGGCGATCCGCCTTTGAGGATGGCGTCGTAGCCGAGGGCGACAACGCGTGCTGCGACCGCCTTCTTGGCGACGCGGGTGGCGTACCAGCTGGCGTTGCCGTAGTGGGCTTGGTGGCAGAGTTCCATCAGCTGATCGGCGGCGGGGACACGGACGGGCATCGTGCCATCGGCGTGCCACGTTTCGAGCTGTCGATGGACTGCGAGGTGTTTGAGTTCGCCGTCGCGGAACTCGGTGCGGATCTTCTCGACGGCCCACCAGGTCCAGCGGAGCCAGTCGGTGGTGATGTCGGCGGGGTCGAATCCTTCTGCGCCGAGTTCGTCGACAGCGTTCGGCTGCATGATCGCGGTGGCGACGAGGACGTGTTCGGCTTCGAGGTCGCAGGGCCGAGACGGCGGGCGCGGGCCGGCGTCAATGGCCGCGTCGTCGGCAGCCCAAAGCTCGGTGTCGGTGGTCACGCGGTGTGCTCCTGGCTGAAGAGGTCGAATCGGTCGCCGAGTTCGGTGGTGGACCACAGGACTTCGGTGCGCCCCTTGTCGGACTTGGCGTTGCCGGTCATGGACTGCTGCTCGTAGCGGTGCCAGCCGTCGAACAGCTCGAGGTAGAGGGGGCTGTCGTAGCCGGACAGCACGACCGGCGCCTTGCAGTCGGCGAGTGCGGCCGCCAGCTCGCGGTGCTCTGCCTCGGACTTCATCTCGCAGCGGTAGTTGTTGCCCCATCCGCGGGTTGTCCCGAGGTACGGCGGGTCGACGTAGAGCAGGACGTTCGAGCGCGCCCCGTATCGGGCGATGACCTCGAGCGCGGGCAGGGCCTCGAGGGAGACGGAGTGCAGGCGCTCGGCAGCGGAGGCGAGCCGGTTGGCGTAGGCCTCGAGGTAGCCGGGCATCGACGTGCCCGAGCCGGCGGGATCGATGTAGTGCCGCCAGCCGGTGTTCCGCAGGGTGCCGGAGCGGCCTTGGGCCAGGCGGCACCAGATGCGGCGCGCCAGCTCGAGGTCGTCCTCGGTCGGGTCCCAGGTCGCGGCGAGCTCGGCGCGACCGTGCGGGGTGAGCATGCAGGCGCGCAGCAGCTCCGAGGGACGGTCGCGCAGGACCCGCCAGAACGTCATCAGCTCGCCGTCGAGGTCGTTGACGGTCTCCATCGCGGCGGGCTGCTTGGCCAGCAGGACAGACAGGCCACCGGCGAAAGGCTCGACGTAGTGGTCGTGGGCGGGGAGCAGCGACACGATCCATGGGGCGATGCGCTGCTTGCTCCCGAAGTACGGGACGGGGCTCTTCACGCGGCTTCACCCCGGCGGCGGTCCGGGCCGGCGAACACGACGCGCTGGCACATTTCGATGAGCCGGCTGGTGACGCGGTCGCCGAGGCGGGCGCTGATCTCCTTCGGCACCAAGTTGGAGGTGATCAGCGTCGGCAGGTGGTTCTCGTAACGCCAGTTGATGAGCCGGAAGTTGATCTCTTCGGTGAACTCGGTGGGCTTCCGCTCCGCCCCGAGGTCGTCGAGGAGCAGCACGGACGCATCGCGGTAGCGGCGGAACTCGGCCTCGGAGTCGATGCCGTGGCGGGGCCGGAGAGCGGCGTACAGGTCGGCGGCGGTGGTCACGACCCAGCGGGCGGCGACGCCGGCGAGGGCGAGATCACGGATCGCGCCGTAGGCCTGGTAGGTCTTGCCGGTACCGGTTGGACCGAGCAGCAGCAGGGACCGCCCGTGATTGACGGCGGCGACGGGGGCGCCGCGCTCGGCCTGGGCTTCGCGGGCCTGGTCGGTGAGCTCCTGCAGCCAGACGAGGATCTCGGGGCTGTCCGTGATGGCGTCGCGGTAGTGGAACGGGATGATCTTGTCGGCGGCGACGAGGGAGTAGCGGGCCACGTTGGCGGCGGTGTACGGGTCGGTGTCGCCGGAGTTGAGCCAGTCGAGGTCGACGCCGCGGGCGGCGAGCAGCCGCTCGAGGTGGTATCGCTTCGGGTTGATGGCCGGGGTCCACTGCATGGTCAGTCCCATCCCTGGTTGTAGTCGGAGTCGTCTGCGTGATTGCGGTGCGGTTCGTAGCCGCCGACGGCGTGCAGATGGCGGCCGGGCGGCGTGTCGGGCTCGTCGTCGTAGCAGCCGTTGTTGAGCCAGGTGGCCGGGTACTTCGTGTACTTGGGTTCCTGGTCTTTGCGCTCTTGGGCGTAGGTCTTGGCGGCGTCGACCATCTGCTGGGGCTCTGCGCCGCGTTCGATGGCGGCGGTCCAGGCCTTCTTGGCGGCTTCCTTGTCCCGTCGCTTCGGGTAGGTCAGCCAGAAGGCGCCGAAGGCCTCGAGGTGGTGATCTTTCTTCTCGCTGCCGCTCTTGGTCTGAACCGAGGCGACCGGCTTCTCGGGCTGGTTCGCGACGGCTGCGGGAGAAGAGTCTTCTAGTAGTTGTTTGTCTGACGGTTGTTGGTGGTTAGGGCTGCGTTCCGTGCGTGACGAACGGACTTTAAGTGCGTGACATTCGTCGGTCACGGACTCTGCGTGCGTGACAGTCACGCCTTCTGCGTCCGTGACGGTCACGGACTCTGCGTGCGTGACGCCCTTCGAGCGGGACCGGCGCTTCCGCTCCGCGGCGGCGGCACGGAACTCGTCCTCCTCGCGCTCGAGGTTGCTCCAGTCGGTGGCCGGGCGACGCAGTTCCATCGCGAGCTTGTAGCGGGTGCGTCCTTCACGAGTTCCGTCCTTCGTGATCAGTCCGGTCTTCTCGAGCCGGCGCAGGGCGCGCTGAACGGTGGCCCGGTCATAGCCGGTGCGGTACTGGATGCGGAGCACGGAGGGATGCGCGTCGATGCCGGTCGGACTGGCGTGCTCGGCGAGCGCCTGAAGGACGTGCCGGGCAGTCGTGTCCGGCTTCCCCTTCTCGGTGCGCGGCATGGGCGCCTGGTCCATGGCCCACGTGACGGCCTCAGTACTCACGGAATACTTCCTTCGGGAGGGTGTCTTCGCTGGTCATCCGCTGTTTCGGGACAGCCCTCATGGAGGCTTCGCGGGGACATAGGTGGCGCCCTCGGTGCAGTTCCACCCTACCCCAGGGTGACCGGTCACCAGTAGGTCAATGTGCAGCCACTCTGTAGCAGGGTGGTGCCTAGTCAGTGCACGGTCAGCTACGCTGTCGACATGACGACGAAGGGAACCCCGGGCCGCGTAGTCCGCATCGACGACGAGACGTGGGCCGCATACGGGGAGCTGTGCGCAGCGGAGGGAACGTCGCGAGCCGACGACCTGCGCCGCCACGCGCACGCCCGCGTCAACGCCTGGCGCAAGAAGCAGGCCATGCAGCGCCGGCTCAAGCACCTCGGCGACGCGTCGCTCGACGACGACATCCTCTGACCCCATCGCTCCTCCTCTCGCCTTCCTCCAAGCCCCGCCTGTACGGCGGGGCTTCGTCGTGTGCGGGTGCTGCGGGTCAGGGCCCGGTGCGCCTGATCAGCGTTTCCGGTGTCGGCGTCCTGCTGGTAGATCTGCTGGGGCTCATGTCGGGGGTCATTCGCGGACCCCTTTTCGGCCCGCGCCTACCGCCGCTTTGTCCGTGTTTCGGGCGGCTTTGACGGGGTGTCCCGCGGTCGCGATCCGCCTGAATGACCCTCGTTATGAGCCCTGTCGTGGGTCGGGCTCGGGTGATCAACGCTTCCGGATTTCGGGTGGCACCGATACGCCAAACCGTCGCCACTTCCTCGCCACTTTGGGGTGGTTGGGCGCCGAAGCGGGCACGCGATGTGCGTGTGTTCGCCCCCGTCTGCGACATGCGGTGAGCCGGGCCGCCCGCGGGAAGTGGCCGTGAAGTGGCCACCGTTTGGCGTTGTGGTGCCATGCCCGGGGTGGTATTGGTGCGCGGCCGACGGGAGGCGGTCATGCGGCCACCTCGCCGTCGTCTGCGGCGGCCATGGGGATGCCGAATGCGGTCGCGATGACGTGTTCGGCGAGCAGGCAGGGGACAGCGTTGCCGATCTGTTCGAACTGCTTGGTCCTGCTCCCCTGCCACGGGTGGTTCGCGGGGAAGGACTGCAAGACGGCAGCTTCGGCCTGCGTGATACGGACCGTTTCCGGGCTGGCGAACTGAGACTCGCCCTTCGCGGACCGGTCGCGGTGACCGGGCGGGGCGATCCGGTCGGTGGCGCACACCGTGGTCGCGGGGCGCTGCTGAACCCACTCGATCCTGGCGGCGTTGTTACCGAACGCCATCGTCGGGGCGGGCTCGTCTCCTGCGCGGATCGCCGCGTTCGGCTGGTTGCCGTTCCGTAGGACCCACGACACGTCGTTGCAGCGGGCCCCGAAGAACAGCGTTCCGGCCGGCTCGTCCAGTTCGCGGACAGCGGCGTTCTTCTGCGTACCGTTGCGCAGCGCCCATGAGCGAGTCTTCTCCGTGAGGCACCATGACGGGCCGTCCGCCGGGAATTCATTGCCACCGGGCGTCTTCCGCTCGCCGCGCGTGTTGACGAAGAGACCGCCATCCCAGCTGAGCGCTTCGGCCATGGAGACCCAGCGGGCCCGGCCCGGCCCGAACAGACCGGCCTCCTCAGCGCGTTCGGCGTGCGTGGGCTCGGGTGCGGTGACGGGTCGCATCCGGGAAGCGATGAGGATGGCCCGGCGGCGGGTCTGCGGTACCCCGTAGTCGGCGGCGTTGAGGATGCCGACCCACACCGAGTAGCCCCAGCTGCGGAGCGTTTCGGCGTACTGCTTCCACAGCGGCAGCACGTCGGGCACTTCTTCCATGCAGACCCATTCGGGCCGAAGGTCGAACAGCCACCGCATCGGTTCGGCGGCGAGGATGCTCCGCTCGTCCTTGCATGCGGCCTTCAGTTCGGCGCGGGTGTCGCGGCCGTGCGCAAGGTCGCGGACGGCCTGGTGTACGAGCGGCTGGTCGGCGAGACCGAGACCTTTGCCGGCGCGCGACCACGCCTGGCACGGCGGAGACCAGATCTGCTCCTTCGCCCGGCCCTTGAACGGTGCGGTTGGGTACTGCGCGATGTCGCACTGGATAGTGAGGTGTCCCGCTGCAGCGCGGGTCTTGCACGCTGCGGTGTCCCACTCCAGCCCCACATCACGGAGACCGAGGAGGCGGAGCCCTTCGCTCCATCCGCCAGGGCCAGCGAAACCGTCGATGATCATGCGGCCACCGCCTCGACCGGAACCGGGTGCCGCTTCAGCGCCTGGTGCAGGTGAGGCCGGGTGACGTCGAGCCGCTCGGCGGCCTGCTCGACGCTGAGCCCGGAGACCCGCATCAACTCGCGGGCGTCGTAGGCGAGGTCGGCTTCCCGGGTGGTTGCTGCGGCGCGGGCGCGGAAGCGTTCCTGGTTGAGTTCCTGCATGGACAGGTGGGCGTGCTCCTCCAGCCACGCCTCGTGGGCTTCCTTGCATCGCTGGCACATCGGCAGCTGCTGCCGCTGGTGCATCCAGTAGCCGCGGTCCGACCCGCAGCGTCCGGTCCAGTCGGGGCGCGCCTGCGGGTCGTCGAGCCGCTCGTCGTCCCACGCGGCGGGCGGCGCCCACCCGTTCTGGACGGCCCTGTTGCGTGAGCGGGTAGCGTGCCCGGGCGTCTGCGACAGGACGCTGTACGCGTGCGCGATGCGCTCGGCGAGGGATCGGCGGACCAGCGGGCGTCCGTCGAGGATAGGCACGATGAGAGTTCGGCCGGCCCGGGTGGCATCGGCGATGGTGTACGTGGTGTGGCCGATGGCTTGGAGCGCTTGGAGCCGTCGCCTGCTGCCGGTGGCGTCGATGTACTGCCCGCCGCTGGGTGCGACCTGAAGTCGCATGATCCGGTTGTGGGTTGTGCGCTTGATGCGGGTCCGGCGACCGAAGGCGATGTCGCGCAGGTTGGCTGCGGATCCTTCGATAGCTGTGGCGAGGTCGTTCCAGCCGGTGGTCTGGTTCAGATGGAGGAGGCGTTCGCGGGCCTGGCTGGCGTCGACGTGCCCGGGGCGCCCGAGTTGGCGGCTCGCCCGGTCGTGCTTCTTGTAGCGTCGCCGTTCGACGAGGCAGGGCTCGCACTTGCAGGGCTTGCGGTAACCGCGGCTGCCGTTGGCGCGGGCGTAGGTTCCGTGGGCGGGTAGCGGCTTGGTCTCCGTGGTCACGGTCGTGCCTCCTCTCGTGTGGGCTGGTTCCAGGCGGTGCGGATGGTGAGGTAGTCGAGGACGCCTTGCTCGCTGGCGGTCTGCCGTGGTGCGGGCCGGCTTTGCATGCGGGCGAGGTCCCAGTGGTGCCGCATCCGGCGTCCGGTCCAGATGGCGCAGTGGGTGGTCCAGTAGCCGGCGATGACGGTCACGGCCGCGGTGGTGACGGCGAGGACGGTCGCGGATATGGCCAGGCCCCAGTAGGCGGTCTCGAGGACGGCGGCCAGGTTGTCCCTCACGTCCGCCTCCCAGCGATGGAGGCGTAGGCGACAGCGGCGATACCGGTCATGAGCGCGAAGCAGGCGAGGAAGAGGGCCATCACGCGGCTGCCCTCCGCTGCTCGGCGCGGGCGGCCTGGCGGTCCTGTATGTAGGCGCGTCCGGCGCGGGTGAGCATGTAGACGTTGACCTTCTTGCCGCGGGCCTTCGGGTTGATCGACACCTCTTCGTCGACCTTGACCAGCAGCGCGGGCTCGGCGGGGTGGAGGGTGTCGTGGCCGACGAGGGCGTGGAAGTACAGGCCAGCGCCGCGGGCGGCGCCGTCGGGGACGATCGTGCGGATCTGGTTCATGCCGATCGGCTGACCGGTGTCGGCGAGGTGCAGGACGACCTGGTCGTAGATGGCGGCGTCCCAGTCGGTGACGGTCGAGTAGAGGGCGCGAAGCTCGGTTATGGACCGGGCGCGGGCATGCTCGGGCGTGATGGTCATGGCATGGTTCCCTTGGGTTGAGGGGCCGGCCGCATTGCCCGCGGCCGGCCTCCGGTGTGCGGGCTACTGCTGCTCGGGTGCAGGTGTGGGTGCGGGCTGGGCTTCCGGCTCGGTGTTCAGCCAGGTGAGGAGCGGGCCAGCAATGTCGCGGGCTCCCTGCGGGCGCTGGATGACCTTGCGGTTCAGGGCCGGGCAGCGGGACTTGAGGACTTCGAGCGTGTTGTCGATGTCCATGGCCACGGCGACGTCGAACTCGTACTCGATGCCCTTGCGCTGCTCGGGCCGGGTGCCGACCTGCTTCGGCTTGCCGTTCTCCAGCACCCACTCGGTGTAGGAGCGCATCGAGGCGACGACGTGGCCGGGGTAGGCGAGGATCGCGGCGACCATGTCGTTCTGCATCGGGGTGCCGTCTTTCCATCCGGCGAACTTGTTGCCGCCGTACCTGCTGCTGGCCTTCTCGACCTGGTCGAGGGTGCCGTCGGTGCCCTTCCAGAAGTGGGAGAGGGAGTCGACGAAGACCGTCGGGTATCCGGCCTGTGCGGCGGCGTCCAGGGCTCGGGCGAGGTCGCGGGGGTCGTAGCGGTCCATGGCGAGGGTGTCGAACTGGATGCCGCCGATCCCGGCGTAGAGGCTGGCGGCCCCCTTCTCGGTGTCGATGACGGCGAACCGGCGGCCCTCGGACAGGCCGTAGGCGATGCCGAGGCCGGTCCACGTCTTGCCGGAGCCGGACAGACCCTGGATGGACAGGCGGGCCTTGCGGCCGGCCTTGCTGGCGGGGGCGAACGAGAACTGCGGGGAGCCGTTGGCCGCGGCGCGCGGCGCGGTACGGACGGGCTGGCCAAGCTGTGACATGGTCAGGATTCCTTCGGGAAGTTGAGGCGAGCGAACTCGCCGAAGAGCTGGATTGCTGCGTCGTCGTAGGCGCGGGCTGCCTCTTCGCGGTCGCTGTAGCGGCCGAGCCGGCGCTGCCTCGGGCCGTCGCTGATGTACGCGACCCAGGCCTGGCGCTGCTTGTCCCGCGACACGCCCTTGAAGCCGGATGAGTTGTCGCTGCGCAGCCCGCGGTTCTGTGCGTTCTGCGTGTCGGTGGCCAAGCGCAAGTTGCAACGCCTGTTGTCGAGGCCGTTGCCGTTCGCGTGGTCCACGTAGGAAAGCCCGGTGATCAGCGTGTGCATGCGAATCGAGAGGCATCGACCGCCGCGCCAGAAGTTCTTGCGGGCGTAGAAGGTGGCGCCGGAGGGATTGGCGTACCACTTGCCGACCGCAAGGACCCGCTCGTAGTCGATCTCGTTGACGAGTGCCACGAGCCCTCGCGAGAGAGGTATCTCCCGGGCCTCGCTCATCGGCCACTCCCGGCGTACTCGCGCTCGACCCAGCCGGGAAGGGCGACCATGGGCATCTCCAAATAGCCGGGCCATTCGCCGGACTCGCGGCAGATGGCGTAGGTGTTGAGGGCGACCGTGTTGAGGTGGCGGCCGATCTCGCGGGCCATCGGGTCGCAGGTGGTGACGACCACCAGGTAGGGCGGCTCTTTCTCCTGCAGCACGAACTGGAACGGCTTCTCGGGGTCGGCGACGTCGAGGGCGACGCCGGCGTCGATGTACCACTCCTGCTGTTGCGGGTAGCCGTGCTCGTTGAAGGCCCGTTCGAGGTCTTCGCGGCGGCAGGACCGGGCGGTCTTGTAGTCGACGATCTGGCCGTCGTGGCGCAGCCAGTCGAAGCGGGCCCGCCGCCAGACGCCGTTGTCTTCCCAGAACGCGGACTGTTCGGCGACGCCGGAGCCGGGTTCCAGGAGTGCGGCGGCGTCCGGGTCGGCGCGCAGGGCTGCGGCCATGGCGTTGACCTGGTCCAGCTCGTGCCGCTTCAGGGGGATGTTCCCGGCTTCGCGGATCGCCTCGACCTCGGCCTTGATGGCGTTGGTGTTCCACTTCTCGGCGTCGACGAGGATGAGTTCGGGTCCGTCGTCGAGGACGAGCTTGTGGGCCGCGGTGCCGAAGTCGAGCGCCTTCTTCGGCGGCTCCTGGTTGTCGAGCCAGTACTTGAACTTGGCCGGGCATTCGGCGACGAGCTTGCGGGCGCCGCTGGACGAGAGGCTGCCGCCGGGGATCGGATCCGAGTGGTAGAGCTCGGCGTCGATGTTGTACAGGCCGGGCTCGACCTCGGCCGGCGCCTCCACCGCGGCGGTCACGCGACGCCATCCAGGGGCATCGGCTGGTCGCACGGCTCGCACAGCCCGGACTCGGTGATGGGCCCGTCGTCCTTCTTGCAGCGGGGGCATCGTCCGGCGGCGATGTCCTGGAGGTGGGCGACGCCGTTCGGGTCGTACTGGACCGCGGCGACGGCGGCGACGTACTCGGGGAAGCCGAGGGCGAGTCGGTCCCGGTTGGCGGGGTCGGATCGGTCGATGGCCGTGACGAGGCTCTCGGTGAACCCGCCTGCCTGGTAGCCGCCCTCGCGGCCGTAGTGGAACAGGACGTGCGCGGCAACGTCCGGCGGAATCGTGGGGCTGTTGGTGCTCATGGTTCTCCGTTTCAAGGTGTGGGGTGCCGGGCCTCCGCCCCGTCAGGGGGGTGTCGGGGCGGAGGCCTCGGCTGCGGCGGAGCGGCTTGGGGGGAAGCGGTGCTCGACGCCGCGTCTGGGGTTGTCGGTCAGGCGGCTAGCTGTGGTCGTGGAGCACGAGCCACGCCGGCTCGGGATGCAGTTCGTGGCCGAGACGGACGGCCACGTTGTGGAGGACCGTGTTCCAGGCCGGGACCTCGTACCGGGTGAAGGCATCCGGGGCGAGGCGAGCGAAGTCGTTGGCTTCGACCTCGGTGCACTCGGTCACGAGGAACGTCCTCTCGAAGTCGCCGAGGTGCAGGTGGCCTACGCTGTCGAGCCGGTCGGCGTTGGGCTGATCGGCGAGGACGGCGTCGAGGGTTTCGAAGTCGGTGTCCGGGATCTCGAAGCCGTAGGCCAGGCGAGTCGTGTGGTAGAGGCCCATCAGTTGGCACCCGCCGCTTCGGCGATCCGGTTGTGGGCTTCGTTGAAGTCCTCGGTGTCGAGGCCCATCCACGGCACGCGGTGGCTCATGGCGACGAGGACGTCGAGGGCGTTGAACCCGTCCGCCTTCGCCGCGGCTGCCGCTTCCTCGACGTCCGCGTCCGTGTACGTGCCGTTGCGGGAGACGTCGCCGGGCATGTAGTTGCTGCCGGGCTCGTCGCACCAGGCGTAGCTGAGCTTCGCGTACAGGTCGCGGGCCACCTTGTCGGTGATGGCTTCCTTGAGGTCCGCGGTGTCCTGCGTCCAGTCGATGCCGGACTCGGCGAGGATCTGCACGCCCTTGAAGGCGTTCTCGCGGGTCATCGCTTCGGCGATGGCGAGGCCTTCGTGGTGGCCGATCCGCCAGCGCGCCGGATTGTTCAGCGACTCGGTGGCGGGCATCCGGCAGACGACCAGGCCGGGCGCGGCCTGTACGGCGCCGGACACGGTGTGCTTCTGCTGGCCGTGGACGATCATCGTGTAGTCGGTGGTCTCACCGATCATCGGAACTCCTGGGGTGGGATGCTGGTGATGGACTCCCGCCCGTTAGCCCCGGGCGGGGGTTTCTGCTTTGGGCCGCCGCCTCGCCGGCCGGTCTCATCCGGCGGGGCGGCGAGTCAGGTGGTGGCGGGCTCGTCGACGACGGCCCAGGCCGGGACGTGCGCGGGGTTGGCAGCGTCGGGTCCGGCGTGGTGGACGTTGAGCGCTTCCCAGAGGGGCTTCACGTAGATCGGCCCGGTTGCCTGGTCTTCCGGGCCGTCGATCGGGCGGACCATCGGCGGCACGTCGACGCGGTTCGCGTTCGCTTCTGCGGCGAGCTGAGGCCCGAACTTGGCGCGCAGCGCGAGGGCTTCGTCGCGCCACTCGTCGCGCTCGGACTGCATGCAGGCGGCGACCATCTCGGCTTCCTGCCGGGCCTGCTCCGCGAACTCCCAGGCGGCGTACACCTCGTCGCGGTCCTGCATGAGGAGCGCGAAGTAGTCGTCGGCGGCCATCTGGCGGGTGAGGAGCTTGCAGTTCTCGTCGCGGAGTTCGGCAATCTTGTCGACGGCGCGCCGGCTGCCGTTGCCCTTCAGCCCGGGGATCAGGTCGGTGAGGGTCACTGCTGCTCCTTGCTGGCGATGCGGTTCGAGATGCGGGATCCGGCGACGGTCAGGAAGGCGATCGCGGCGAGGACGGCCCAGCCCTCAGCGGTCAGGTAGTAGGCGGCGAAGAGGTCCGGGATCACGGCGTCCTCCGGATCTGGTCGGGTCGGATGCCGAGTGCGGCGAGGAGCTCCAGCACTCCGGCGGCGATGACCGGGTCCTTCGCGATGACCGCGCCGGCGATCCGCGGCATCACGTCGTCGAGCGGGTGCGGGTGCTCAGCGGCGATCTGGTCGGCGATGCGGATCGCGGCCTTGCGCTGCTCGGCTGCCTCGGAGGTGGTCGGCTTCGGGCCGTAGTCGGCGAGCTCCATGCCCATCACGCCACCGCCTTGGTGATGCGGTCGGTGAGGGTGTTGCGGGCGGCGCTCCACGTCTGCGGGTGGTCCCAGTTCGCGGCCGGGTAGGCGCCTTGCAGCAGTGCGGTGATCTGCCTGGACCCGCCAGCCGGGAACTTGAGGATCTGCCCGTCGGCGGTGAGGGCGCGGGCGACGACGTGACGGACGCCGGTTCCGGTGGTGTCGGTCCACAGCGGCGTGACGAGGACCGTGACGGCGCCGGGCGCAATCGCACGGACGCGCCACGCCAGCTGCTTCAGGTGCCTACGCCGGCGAGATGCTGACGCCCGGCGCGGGTGCAGCGGGTGCGCTTCCCGGTCAGCGGTCCGCCGGGCCCGCTGCATCTCCAGCAGCTCCCCGCGCACGCCCTTCGCCCAGACGCCCATGTCGGGGCCGTAAACAGCGGCGAAGTCCCGGTCCAGCAGGATGAGGGATTCCTCGACGTCGTCGGCCAGCGGGCGGAGTTCGATCACGGTCGCCATCACGCCACCGCCTTCGCAGTGCACTCGAACGCTGCGATGACGTCGGCGGCGGTGCGTTCGGCGGCGTCGTTCCAGCCGGTCAGCCGCAGCACGGGCGGCTCGCCGTGGAAGCTGTACAGGTGGAAGTCCTCGATGCGGGCGTTCAGGCGTGCGACGACCGCTTCGAACTCGGCGCGCCCGTCTTCTCCTTCGCAGGGCGGGACCGGGTCGCCGAAGATGACGACCGACAGGGCGCCGGCCGCACACACCGGGTACTCGCTGCGGCTCTTCTCGATGCCGACCCCGCTCTCGGGGACGCTGTAGAAGTCGCCCTTGGCGTGGCCGTTCGACTCGATGACCTTGGCGGCCTTCAGGTAGATCTCGGAGAGGGTCACGACGCCTCCAACGGGCGGTAATAGGTGGGCTGAGCGGCAAGAGCGGTGGCCCACGCCGGGTAGTCGTCGTTGGTGGAGCAGGCCCCGTCCGGGTGGCTGAGGAGCCATGCGTCGTGGGCGTAGGCGATGCGGTCGGACGGGGAGTGCGTGTGTGCGGCGGCGTCGGCCAACGTCTGGCAGGCGCGCTGGCGGGCGACGATCTGCTGCACGGTGGTCAGCGGCACGTCCAGGTCGCGGATCGGGCGGGTCATCGGGTCGCCTCCTCGTCGGTGAGGTTGAGCGGCGACGGGTTCCTCGCGCCTTCGAGCAGCGCCTCCGCGATCACCTCGTCGAGCAGGTCGACTGCCTTGGTCGCGGCCGTCTCCGGCATGTAGGGGCGGAACGTGGCGATCAGCTCGGTGCGGAGCTGGTGCCAGCGGGGGGTGGCGGGCTGCGGCGCGTAGTCCGCCGACAGCGGGATGCCCTTCGCGGTCACGGCCTTGGCCAAGTTCGGGTCGATGAACGTCACGAGGTCGCCTCCGCTCGCTGCTCGCCGGGGTGGGTCTGGTTGCGGACGGGCTTCCACGGGGGCTTGCCGGATCCGGGGCACGGCTCGGACCAGTCCTTGCCGCCCCAGCGGTGGTTGCCCATGACGCCTTCGCGGGTCATGGCCCGGTCCTTGCAGCAGTGCTCGCACCAGCCGCGCGGGCGGGCGGGCTCGGGGACGGCCGGGTAGACGATGCGGTAGGTGGGGTGGTCGGCCCTGATGCGCTTCTCGCCGTCGACGCGGAAGGCGAGGTATGGGCCTCGGGTGCCGACGATCGTGGCGGGCTTGCCGTCGTACTCGATGCGCATCCGGTGCCGGGCAGGCACGTCGTAGGTGCGGCGGATCCACTCCATCGTGCTGGTCACGCCGTCACCGCCCCGGCGTGCTTGCAGGGCCAGCGGTTGCCGCACGCGCACCAGTGGCACCCGTCCGCCGGGTCCGGCACCTTGTCGTAGTGCTGCGACACGGGGGCCGCCGCAGAGCGCTCGGTGTCGAAGAAGAGCCGGATCGCGCCCCGCTCGACCTTGTTCGCGAGACGGGACACCTCGGTGCCCTCGTGGGCCTTCTTCACTAGCCACTCGACGACCTCGTCCTTGGCCTCGGCGAGAGCCTCAGTGCGGACCTCGGCGATGCGGCACCAGGGGCAGCCGCGCATGTCGTCCGGGGCGCGGAGCCACGTGGGGTGCTCGGGGTTGTCGCAGGATGCGGAAACACGGCCGTCAGGGTCTCCGAGGTCGAGCGCCCGGTAAGCGGCCAGCTCGGCGGCCTGCTTCTTCTGGGCCGTCTCCGCCTCATGCAGCGGCGTGAACACCTTCGTGCCGTACTTGACGACGGTCGCGCACGGCCAGCCGACAACCTGACCCTCCTCCTGGCAGACCGCGCACAGCCACGAGTTGGGGACGCCGCAGTCGTCGAAGACCGGGATGTGGAAGCGGGCCGGAAGCTTCTCGTTCTCCTCCAGGGAGAAGCCCGCGAGGATCTCGTAGTACGGGTGATCGGGAGCCTGCAGGAGCGTGGCCCTCTGCTGGCACTCGTCGTGCTTCACCGGCGCGCCAGCCTCGGCCCGATCGCGGCAGGTGCCACACGCGGACGGGTCGGCGCTGGTGCTCTTCGCGGCCAGGAAGTCGGCGCGGTGCTTGACCCAGAACGGGTCAAGGTCGGGGTAGTCGGTCATGACAGCACCTCCGTCTGCGGGATGGGCTCGTAGGAGATGCGGCCGTCGCCGTACACGGTCACCGAGGCGACCGCGCCCTGCATCGGCTCCGGCATGCCCTCCGTGCCGCAGTACACGAGCTGCAGACGGTTACCGAACCCCGGCATGATCCGGATCTCGGTCAGGTTGGACGGCAACTGCTCAACCAGCGGGGACGCGCCGGGAGTCGGGGTCGGGGTGCTCATCGGGCACCTGCCTTCGGGCAGGGCTTGTTGCCGCCACGGCAGGAGCAGAGGCCGTCGCGGGCGATGTCGACCGCCTCGCCCCACGAGAACTCGTCTTGGTGGCGGGCCGCCAGCTGGAAGTCGGCGGCGACCTCGGCGCGGATCTCGGCGCGGAAGCGGGCGAGCAGCGTCTGCGCGTCGGCCGTCGAGTGTGTGGCGTGCAGGACGTTGGCGATGCGCTCGCTCGCCGGGAGCGCCTTCTCCGCCTCGACCTTCGCGCGGAGCCGGGCCTTGATTTCGTCGCGGCTGGGGGCAGTTGGCTTCGGCATGGGGCGGGGGTTCTGCGAGTATGTGGACAAGGTCCACTCCCGTTCTCTCAGGTTTCGTGGGTGGATCGCGCGGCGTGAGCCGCGGTGGCCCCGGCTGTCGGTGTGCGAACCGGCGGTTGGGGCCGCGGCCGCTCTAGGCGGCGGTGGCGGTGCGCTGGTTGGCCGGCTTGCGCATGGAGCGGCGGAGGCGCGAGATCTTGGCGGGCTCGGCGGGAACGCTGCAGAGCTTCCGGATCTCGGCGAGGTTCTCCGGGCTGAGCCACTTCGCCCGGCCCATGCGGGTGTGGGGGAAGCCGTGTCGATTCAGGCCATCGAGTAGCCAGCGCTCGCCGCATCCGAGTTCTCGTGCAGCCTCGGCCGGCTTCATGTAGCCGTCGCGGCGCATCATCGTCTCGGTGTCAGCGGCGGTGGGGGTGTCAGGGGCGGACATGATCACCTCGTTTCTGGGGGGTCCTCTGGTGGGGCGAGGAGCGTCTTGTCGGTGGACTTGAGGGCTGTGCGGAGCCGGGTGTATCGCTTTGGTCCCATGCGCTCCCGGGTGCCGGTTTCCAGCCGTTGGAGGTAGCTGCGGCTGATGCGGGCGGCGTCGGCGACCTCCTGAACGGAGAGGCCTTGGCGCATGCGCTCTATTCGGAGCGATGGCCCGTACACCTGGTAGGTGGCCTGGGGTCTTTCCATGCACAGAATCTACGTGTTTCTACGAGCATGCGCTACCGTTACCGCGTAGTAACATGCAGAAACTCGCAAGATCGCGCAGAGAGAAGGGGGTCCCGTAGGAGGGGAAGTTAAGGTTCAAGCCAGAAAGTGGGGTGTTCCTAGCTGTTCCTGAGAGCTCCTGCGATGATGTGCGTCATGGCACCCCCATACGACGAAGGCGCACTTCAGAGGCTGGCCACCCTGGTCACGCAGCGCCGCGCCGACCTCAAGATGAGCAAGATCGACGTGGCCCGAGCGGCAGAAATCCAGATCAACACGTACAGCAAGGTCGAAGACGGCAAGCCAGTACGAGCCGTGACCTACGGGAAGATCGAGGCAGTTCTCCAGTGGGCCGGAGGCAGCTGCCTCGACATCTTGAGGGGAGCCACCGCGGCGACCCTCATCGAGGACACGCCCAGCGGAGCGGTCATCTCGCCGGTGCGAGCCGAAGACTTGGCCGAGGATGTCGGGAACGCCGTGCAGGATGCCGCCATCGCCGTCAGCGATGACCTGACGGCCGCACAGATCCGACTACTGAAGCAGCAGGTAGTGGATGAGGTGCTAACCCGATGGGAAAAGCGCGGCATTGACCGCAATTGATCACACCTGCAGCACAACCTTTTGACTTTACTATTTCCTTACGTGCAAACTGCAGTCACTCTGGACGAACCCGGTCACAACAGTGCGTCAACGTGGCAGCATCTACGAGTACTTGGGAGGTTCCCTCTCACCCGAAAGGGGGAGCCCATGCACGAACTGCTCACCATCGACCTCGGCCCCGACTTCTCCGGATTCCATGGTCAGATAGCTGGGACAATCGTGTGTGTTGCGACGCCCCGGGTTGAGCACGACGCGCAAGCCAGACGCGAGGTGCGAGACCTGATCAAGCGTCAAGGAGGCGACTGCGCCGCCTGCCGGAACTGCATCATCGGCAGGCATCAGCAGTAGCGCAGTCGCAGCGGAGGGGCCGGCAGGTGGGGTGCCAGCCGGCCACCCGCAATACGGATCCAGGGGGCGAACATGGCCTATGTCGAATGGCGCGGGGGAACCTGCCGGGTCGTCTGGAACACCCGGAAGAAGGACGAGCGCGGCAAGTGGATCTACGACCAGAAGGGCGGCTTCACCGACGAGGCCGAGGCCAAGAAATACGGCCTGGACCGCGAAGCTGAGATCCGCAACGACGCCTACTACTCCCGCCGCGACGGCGCCATCACCCTTGGCGAGTACGCCAAGACCTGGGTAGACACCCTCGACGTCGGACACCTGCGGGACAAGGCGATCCGCTCCATGCTGCGGCTGTACATCCTGCCGCGCTGGGAGGAGACCGCAGTCGCCGACGTCACGCCGACCATCTACCGGGCCTGGAAGAAGCAACTCAAGGCCCTGCCGAACGTCGGCGAGAAGTACGGTGAGGAGATCCTCACGGTGTTCTCCATGCTGATGGATGACGTCGTCGACGACGAGCTCCGCAAGTCCTCCCCCGTCCCCAAGGGGCGCAAGCAACGCCGCGGCCGGTACAAGAAGAAGCCGCGCGAGCGGAAGCGTGAGATGCGCATCGCCGACGCGCATCAGCTGGCGTGCAACGCGCTGGGATTCTGGGGGCTCGACGGGTTCATCTTCGTCTGGACGATGGCCGCGACCGGCATGCGCCCCGCCGAGCTGTACGCGCTGCGGCGGGTGTACTCCCATCCGTCCTGGCCCGCCTCCGACCCACTGGACGACCCGGAGGAAGAGGATCGCGAGGAACGGCACGCGGAGGACATTGAGCGCTACGGGCCGGACCTGATGCCCGCGGTACGGGTGCAGTGGCAGCATCAACGGGAGGGCGGCAAGCTCAAGCTCTTCCCGCCGAAGTACGAGTCGCGCCGCACGCTCGTGCTCCCGCCCTTCCTCTCGGAGCTGCTGGAGCTGCTGCTCGCCAGTCATGACGGCGAGTACGTGTTCCGCTCGATCCGGGGAGGCCTCCTGGCGAACGCGAACTTCACGTACCACTATTGGCGACCCATCGCGGACGGCCGGCCTGCGTCGGAAAAGTTCGAGCGGGTTCGCCTCGGGCAGCACCAGACTGTGGCGCCGCATCGACCGGTGCCGGAGATCCCGGCGACGAGCTACACCGGGAAGCGCCTGTACCTGCTGCGGCACGGCCACAAGGAATGGATCGACGAGGCGGGCGGGGAGCACTCCCGGATCGCCGTCGAGACGCGCATGGGACACGAGGTCGCCGGCGTCGAGGGCTTGTACTCGAACGTGACAGAGGCCATGGAGAAGCGGATGATGGATTCGTTGCAGGAGCGCTTCGAGCGCTTCGCGAGGGAGACGGTGTGGGAGACGGCAGTAACTTCTCCCAGTTCTCTCCCAGACGGCCTGGCCGAGTGGTGGAACCGGCAGGTCCGAGCGGACGAGGATCTCGGCTGATGCTCTGGTTCATGAAGTTCATCTCGCACAAGAGCTTCATGCCGTTCGTCTGGTACCGGATCGCCCTCGGCATCGTCATCATCGCGCTGGTCAGCGGGGATGTCCTTAGCCCTCATGCTGCTGAATCTGCGGGCTGAGACGGTCGTTCCGTGAGTGTTTTTGGTCGCGTCATTGCGTGCTCGATCTCGCAGTAAGTCGCACGATCGCGTAGATCTGTGGAGCGTTTTGGGGGCCCGTTCTCCCAGTCGTCTCCCACCTGGGCCTTCCTGAAGAGTTGGAACCGCCCTCCGGACCGCCCACTTGGGAGGTGGGCTTGGCGACCCGGAGGGCGGCGCCGTGACCAACAACCGCGGCAGCGGGGCTGGTCGCTCATTGGGGTGGGGCTCGGGTCCTGGCCCCTCGCTGGCGGCGAGTGGGCCGATGGGGTGTTGGTGATTCCCGACCTGCGCAACGGAATGCGCAGCTCGATGGTTGTTCACCCCTTCGAGCGAACAGGTGTTCGAATTCAGGACACTACCCCTAGCCCTGCGGCATATGCCAGAGCATCGCAAGGCCCGCACGTTGTGCAGCTGAGGCGCCACCCCTGTGGAGCGGCTCCCGCATCTGCTCTACGGGGAGGGTTGGTCCGTCCGTCGCTCGGTTGCCAATCTTTCTCAGGTGGCGACCATTTGGGTACTGACACAAGATCACTGACGCCGAAATGTGTCCCGGGTGCCAGCCCGCCGCAATCCCCGACCCGACTGGGTCCTCGACCGCCGAAGAGCCCTCGGCCACCGCATCGCCGATCTGCGACGGCAGGCGGAGTTATCGCAGGAGCAGCTCGCCCACCTCGCCGGCTTGGAGCGGAGGTCGATCCAGCGCTACGAGAACGCGGTGCGGGACCCGCAGTATTCGGATCTGCTGCTCATTGCTCACGCCCTGCGGGTGCACGTCACTGACCTCTTCCACGGCTAGGG